ATGAACCTTGTACACTTTTCTATGATCTTATTATATCCCATGTTTTTGAAAAAAACTTCCCCTCTTTTTCCCATCAGCATTCCATAATTCCGTACATGGTAACAGTAAAATAATAAAGTGCTTCATCTTTTATTCTGTATACTTGAGAAGTTTCAATGTGATATTTTTCCATCAGCCTTTCCACGTGTCCGTCGTGGCGGTCTATGTAAAACTCTGTGAGAAAGTCTTTTTGTACCTCAGTTATTCCGTCCAGCCCTTTCTCGATGAGTGCGACAATCCGCCGGGTCGCGGAGTAGGCCAGGGATAAGCGCTTAGTTTTCACAATATTATCAATCCAACGATCTTCAGTTTTACTCCCGCCGCCTTTCACTGGCTCAGAATCAGCAGTACAAGCCTTGATAGATTCCTGTTCTAATCGCAAAGTTAAAATCTGATCCCGAAGATTATTTAAAGATGCTTTGCGCTTCATGTAGCATCTAAGATCGTTTTCAGCTTCTTTTTTCCAGTTCAATTTTTCAACCTCCTGACAGTCTTTTTGTCGCACTTCTCCGGCGGGCAGCCTCTAGGCTTACCGGTATCATAGCAATATAGGCAGTATCGTTGCTGCCCGGAACCCTCAAAAGTTAGAGGTCTGTTATAGATACACCCCTTACAGCTTTTTCTATTTCCGCTTTGTGGCCAGCCCAATGTCCTGAGCCTCCTTGCAGTAGAAGTCGTCTTGTTTGTTAGTATGCCAGAAAATAGAATCTCCTGTCACATCACATTCGATATGGGAGAAAGGGCACTCTTTCTTATGCCTATGTACGCAGTCCTTGCAAGTGGTGTGCGGTTTGGGCGGGTCTTTGCTTGCCACCAGAACGGAACAAAGCAAGAAGCCTAACGGTGCGCCTAAAAAGTACCCTAAAAGTAATAATTGCCAGCCTGCCATGATCATTCCTCCTTTTCAGGTTTCATAAAGCAAAGCCAGTGAGTGTTCATGTTTTTACCGCTTCTGTGACCAAACAGCGGTTGATAAGGAGACAGCGGCAAAATTTCCCGCAGCGGAATTTGAACCTCCGACCACTTAAAGATCAATACTCCGTCTCTCTCCAATACTCGAAAAGCTTCTTTAAAGCCATTTTGGATCATAGTTTTCCAATCTCCCTTTAGACAGCCGTATTTAAGTGCCGTCCAGCTTGTATCGCCAGCATTTGTCAGATGAGGAGGATCAAACACAACCAACTTATAGGATTCGTCAGGGAAAGGCAATTCCGTGAAATCGCAAACAGTATCCGGAGAAATTTCAATATAGCGGTGCGGGTAATATTCATGATAAGGGATAGTGCGGTTATCACAAAACTCCACATCTGGATTGTGTTTATTAAACCAAAACATCTTGCTGCCGCAGGCAATGTCTAAAATTCGTTTACTCATTTGATTCCTTCCTTTCACCGTAGCTGCAAAAGTCGTCTGCATCACATGGCTGTAATTTATAATTACACCAATAGGAACCGGTTCTGGCTCTAATATCAGCCGTTGATATTTCGTGCTTACAATCCTTACACCTAACTACGGGGACAGCGTCTGTATTTCGATGAAGTTCCTCCACCGCCTGATCTCTTTCACGCCTTAGTTGTTTGTTTTCGGCTTCCAGTTCTTTAATATAATCTTGTGGGTCTTTTGGAATTTCCTCGTTAAGCCACTTTACATTAGCTTGAAAGCAATCCTGCGAATATCGGTGCCAACTTCCGTCTAATGCGTAATAATTCCTATTTTCGTCATCGAAGCAGGCGTCAGACGGCCTAAAAATCATAAATTCTGCCGCAATTTGTTCCGGGGTCATATTTTTGAGCTTTTCAAAATTTGTCATAACTGATCCTCCTCAGGCGGTTCTGGAAGCGGGCGCCAGTAGGCAACTCCACTGATTTCGTAGTATCCACATTCTGAATCAAGATCATAAAAACCACCGCGATGCTCATTGTAAAAATCCCAATCATCAACTGAATTTAAATCAGAGGCATAAGATAACACATCTATACACCAGCCAAGCCCTAAAGATGAAAAACAGCACAAATATTTACCATCTTCCGGCAACCTGTCCTCAACACTGATCCAGTTGTTCGGCTGGGTTAGGGTGGGCAATGTCTGTGCATACTCCAGAACAGATTCCACACCGAATAGGAAATGAGGGTCAGCATTTTTCTCATCGTAATGTTCGCTCCCGCGTCTGAGTGGATATTGCAAGAGTTCATCTAAATCAATCAGTCTCTTCATCTTTCAGCGCCTCCAATCTCTTTATAAGTGTATCCGCAACATTATCCGTTAACGGTTTTCCGCACACTGGGCAAAACTCAGCATTTGTCCAAACTACTTCGTCTCCAACAACAACCGAAAAACCACGGTCGTCTAAAAGAGAGCACTCCCAATTTTCTGGCTTTTTTCCTTCGTTGTTGCACCAAGAACAGCCTTTCCACACTTTCTCAACCTGTTCCCGACTGACGGGGTATAGAGCGGCAATAGCAATATCAAGAGCTTCATGCAATTCGATATCTGACTTCCTGCCTTCAATGGTTGTTATAGGGATAAGCAAATCCCACCATGCACCATTTTCAAGAACTTCAATCGCTTTTTCCTTTGTCATTGCTTAGTCCTCCAAATCCATCTTAGCGCCGCAGTTGGGGCAGTAGTTGGATTTTGTCATAATTCCTCTTGTGCCTACTGTATACTTTCCGCAAGCAGAACACTCAAGCACCGGGACAATATCATTCCATATATTTTCTTTCTGTACTTCTATCCACTTCCCATGCTTCACCTCTTCAACGTCGGCGGCGGGAACCGATTCTATTCCATCGATAATCTCTTGCCAGTCGTCAAATTTTTCACGGTCATAGCCATCTACATATTTTTTGCCATATGTTCCAAGCGGGCATAATTCTTTCTGTTTTTGTATTATTATCCTTAATGCTGAATCCCTTTCTATATAATCAGTCATGGTTTGCCTCCTTATCCTCTGCATCGAAAAGCTGGTCATAAGTTTTTATGATCATTGCTTTTGCCCTCCGTTCCCGTCTGTGACTTCAAATCTAAGCTTCATCTGTGCGGGACATAAGTC